TTATTAAAGCTCCAGATACTTTATATTATCAGTATTCTAATGAATCTATTAATGGATCTTCAACCATACCTAGACCGCGAAGGCATCATGGCGAAAACTCAATATTATTTGCAGTTACTTTTGGTGAGGCGTATGATTGCCGCCTCACTGCTTGGGATGACGACACACATGCTACTACATTAAATAAAATATTAGATGAGGAGCATTATAGAGTAGATGCGGTAGCTTATAGATCTAATTTAGCAGACTCTGCACATAGTCCGATATTTAAAAAGACGAATAATTTAGTTTTTCCTCCAGCAATGGATATAGTATTAAAAGGAAATGAAAATTATTATGGGGATTTTGATTTAATTTTTTCTATCCAAACTGATGAGTATGGGGAATATTTAGCTTTTCTTCCACGTTTAGTTGATATTGATGATTCATTTGTAGCCGGAAGTTATGACTTTGTAACCACATTACATTATCAATATACTTAAAAGGGGTATATTAATTTATGCTACTTCAAGAGCATGAAATACCTACAATTGTAATTGTAGATGCTGCAGACTCAGATAATGATGATATAGCTTCTAATGTGGTTTACAGTACTACTGATAGTGGTACTATTTCGGTATTTATGGACCATTCCAGATATTTGGCAGATTTTTATGACAGTGACACTACTAATGTTGAGGTAACGACACTTGATTCAGAAAATTCGTATTCATCTATTAATAATACAGCTGAAATAGTTGATTTAAAAAGTCAATCCATGGATATTGTGGATGATTTATTTTTTAATTATAAAAATAACGTTTCATATAATATAGACACTGAATGGTATTTAAGTCCAAGTGTTATTTCTAAACTTAATGATACTTATATGGCACTTAGGGTAAATTTAGGAAGTGTTCCTGTTAGAGATGATGTTAATGTAGATATTTACCTTTCTAATGTCAGTTATCATAGTTTTAACACAAATATTTATTGCTGTGCTGTAGGTGAGGTAGGATTATTAGAGGCAGATATAATACAAGATTCTGGTAGGATAACTAGATTACCTGTTGATTTGTATTCTGCTGGGTTGGGAGTTTCGCAGATCAGTACATCTATTTATAATACTAACATGGGAATTGCTCCTTTAGGTTCTAATAGTTACTGTTGTTCGTATTCAGGTATTTCATATATAGGTGATGAATATCCAGGTGGTGTTTTTTGTTCATCTACATATTCTGGATTGTTAAACTTATGTAGCACATATTCTGGATGTGAATACGAGATTTTAGATTATTGTATAAATATGTGTTCTGGCACTTCATATTTTGGAAGCGAGGTAGATTCATTAGGGTATATTATAAATACATATTCAGGTATCTCATGCTCTGGAGTAGAGTACATTAATTATATATATGATAATTTAGATTACCGTGTAGATACTTACCCTGGAGGGGTAGTTACTGATTTAGTAGTGACTTCTGGATCAATTAATAATATACCTGTAGATGTTTATTCTACCGCATTAGGAATTTCAACACCTATTTCTGTAGATTTTAAGACTAGAAGCCTTTTTACAGGAGATTTCTTTTTGGAAAGGGATCATTTTACTACAGCATGCTCTATTGCTTGGGTAGATATTATCGATTATTTATATCCTATTGATATTGACAATACTTTTTTTTATGTAGAGGGTGTTTTAGCGAGTGGTATTTATTTTGAAGATATACCGAACGGTAAGAGGATGTATTATGACCCGATAGATGATTTTTATTCTAGAGGTGTTTTTAATTATTCTATACATGCTGAAAATATTATAGGTGAGGTTGAAGAAAAAGATTTTTATTTTCTTTATGGTTATGACTTACAGTTAGATGAAGTTGTTGATTGGGGGCCTAATAAACAAATATTGGTTAGAGCAGAAGCCAAAAATTTAGCATTTTGTCCAGGAACAGCTGGAGCAGCTTTTGATTTTGAAACCGTTGATTTAACTTCATTTAATTTACCATGTTCAATTATGCCTGTTAGTTTTATGGATTTGAATGCTGAAATAGCACCTCAAAGTACAGTATTTTTCTATGGAAAGACCTATACTGTGAGGTTAAGTAATGTTAAAGATTTTGCAGGAAATATTATGCCTGATTTAGAGTATACTTTTACAATAGAAGATCCGCTGGCATAAATATATATATATTAAGGAGGAGTACAGTATGGTAGCGCAAACAAGATGGGTAAGTTATCCAGCGGATGCTGGAGGAGAGGCTACTGATGGTAATGGCAGTTCTTATAAAGGTACCACAGGGTACTGTAGAGCAACTGCCAATGTAGCAGATACTTTTACAATAGGGCCAACAACTAACAGGTTGTATATATCTATTGATGGTGATTCTGGGCCGTATATAACTATGTATTCAGGGACAAATCTTGATCCAAGATTTTTGGCCAAAGATATCACTGAAAAAATGCATGATTTAGGTAAAAATGATGATAGGTGGGATGCTGCAAAATGTATTTGGACCAATAATAAAGCTGAAGGTAATTGTTTTGAAATTCATTCAGGAACATTAGGTTCTTCATCTAGTGTTGTGGTTACTACAGGAGGTACAAATGATGGTTCTGCAGTACTTGGTTTTGCAACTTCATTAGAGCAAGGTGGTTTGGCTGATTCCAATGGTTTTTCTGGAGATATAACTGTAACTGGTGATTATTATGGATTTTTGGACGAAACATACACTATAGTTATTACTAACGATACTTATAGTGAGGCTGGTGTGGCACCTAGGGGTATAGGTACTCCTGTAAAAGATGGGTCTAATAGTTATGATGGTACTATGACAACAGGTGGTGTATTTAATGGCCCTTCTGACTTAACCTATACTATAAGTATAGACGTGACTAATGGCTCTACAATGGGCGGTGGTTATGGAAATGTGCCTCTTATGTCTTGGGTATCTACAGGTGGTGATTCTTCTACTGTTAGTACTGAGCTGTTATACCCAAACCATTGGTATAAGGTTGGTGATTATGGGCTGATGGTTAAGTTTACTGACGCTGTATTTAATCAAGTTAGTCCCGCTTGGACTATAGGGTGTAAAAAACCAGATTACGTAGGGGGTTCTAATGCTTCTGGGCCGGTAGGTGTTGCTGAGTATGTTTGGGCTTCAGATCGTGGAGAAATGAGTTCATCTCCTGTTGTAACTTCTTCAGGTGTGGCAACGCAGTTAGGAACTCGTGGTTTGTCTGTTAAATTTAATCCGGTTGGTTCTGATAATTTCAATGCTGGTGATGAGTTTCGTGTAATTTGCAAAGCACCGAAACCAACCAGTTATAATATAACAAGTCTTAATTATGGTAATGTCACAGTTAGTACAGAATCTGATGTTAAATGTGTGGTTTTTGAAGTCGAGTCCGGTGCTGTTGAAATGTCTACTGTTAAATTTGGACTTCAAAGTCATGGTACTTTTAATCACCATGATGCTGGAAATAATGATACTAAATTTAGATTTGGGACTGTGGGTCCAGCCAATACTGCTGGAACTAACCCGTCAAATGGTATAGAGTGGTGGCCTAATGTAGTTCCTGGAGATATAGATAGTAATACTCCACCTACATATTTATATAATACAAAAGAGAATTTATCTGTAGTGTCTACAGCAGATGATAGTGAAAGTATAGGAAATACTGGTTTGATGTCCGATCCTATGTGGGTTAATATTCGACTTGGAAGTTCGGAAACTGGGGCAAATTCAACTATTAATATGCGTTGCTATTTTGATTATAGTTAAATAGTGGTTATAATAGTATATGTATTAAAATAGATGTAGATATTAATAAGTTAGCCTCTGTAATAATAAAAGTTACTTGACTTTTTAGTATTATGTATAATATTAAAAATTGGTTATTAATTTATAATTATAAGAGAGGTTATTATGGCAAAAAGATTAATTTGGTTGGACGATAAAAAAGATGAAATTATTAAATTACACAGAGAAGACGGGTTGACCAATCAGCAAATAGCTGATCAGCTTGGAACATCTGCTAGTTCTATTAATACCCGTTTAAGAAAATGGGGTGCTAACATTAGTGATTGTAATAGAAATAATCGTATCGACATACCGGAAGAAGAAATTCGTAGAATGTATTGGGATGAGAAAAAACATCCGGCTCAAATTGCTGAAAAGTATGGTGTCCATAAGATGACTATAACTCATAAAATGCAAACTTATGGAATACCATTTAGAACTAAAAGCGAGGCACGTATTGGAAAATTAAATCCCATATATGATATAGGACATACTGAGAAGGCAAAGAAGAAGATGTCAGATGCATTTGTTAATGGTAGAAAAATGGGATATAATAGTTATTGGGGAAATAATCAAAAATATATTACTCCAAATCAAGGTGAGGTTACTATGCGTTCTGGTTGGGAAGTTAAGGTAGCCGATTATTTAACTTCCAAAGGTTTAGATTGGTACTATGAATATGAGTGGTTAAGTATAGGAGATGTAAATTACCTTCCGGACTTTTTCTTACCAGAATTATCAACCTATATTGAAGTTAAAGGTAGGAAAAAGAAACAGGATATGGAAAAATTTGAGAAGGCGAAAGCTATTTATAATATTAGTTTATGGGATGGTATAGAATTATTAAAACTAGGAATTATCGATAACTGTGGTGATGGTAAATTAAACAGAAAGTATAGAAAAAAGAAATAAAAGGATTAACAAAGTGATTAAAGAATATAAATGTGATACTTGTGGTAATGTGGTAGAAGTTTGGGAACGTTTTGATAAAGTACCAGAAAAATGTCCTTTATGTAGTGGTATTATGAAAAGAATAATTTCTAAAACTACATTCCATCTTAAAGGCTATGGTTGGTATGCTACAGAATATGGAAGTAATAGACAAAAATCTAAAGGAAAAGGGGAATAATTATATGCGTCGTGGGTGGATGGTTGAACTATATGACGGTACAATAATGACAGAAGAAAAACATAAATGGAGAGAGGTTCCTAATAGTAAAATAAAGTATTTGTCTTTACTTTATGACGGGCGAAAATGGGATTTGTCTGGTAAACAGGCATATTTTGTAAAGAATAGGGCTTCCATGTCACCTGGTGTCGCTGAATCTTTTCGTATAGAACGTAGATGTATAGGTTATTATGAGGGAGCTACAAAAGTTCATTATTATGTGGATGAGGTTTCTGGTAAATTTTCTATGTATGTTGAGGACAATGGGTAAATTTAATGACAACAAATTCCATTAATAAATGTCAGTATTGGAATATATATGAGCCTCACCCTTGTATATATTGGGATTCAGTAAATAGTTCTTGTAAGTATAAAGATATAAAAGCTGAAGCTGTAGAGGTTGTCGATGGGAATGATACCCCATCCTATTTTCCTCATTGTAATTATATTGGTACAGCGTTGGGATGTACCCACTTTAAGTCCTCGTCTCCAGGAAATTTTTTACAACGTTGTATTCTTCCTGATCCATCACGTCACGTTTGTAATAGAAAGACTGGTAAAAAGTGGGTTTCAGTTTCAACTATTACTGAGATTGATCCAGAAACTGGTTTTGAAGGTGAAACAGCATCTATTGATTTTTCATTAATTAATGGTTATAACGATGGTAGTTGTGATGGTAAAGGTACGGATACTACTTGTTCTGGATATTCTCCGTATCATATGGGTTTTGGGATATTAAAACCTTCAGATA